CTGTTCCACCACCAGAACCACCACTCCAATAAAGAATAGAGCTTAATCTTGTCTTTTCATTTATTGTCAAAAAGTGATTGATGTTCATCAATGGTTTATGGAAAAAGTTCTCTCTTTCATTTAAGAAATCAGAATTGTATCTTGGTTGGTTTCCGTTACCAAATAATCCACCGACTCCATACATATACCAATATTGTTTACCTGTATAGTCTGAACTTACAGGCCCCCAATTTTGGTTATAGAATCTACCAGCTTCGGTTTCGAATTTAGCTCCCTCTTCAAATGATGTCACATCATACCCATCAACATCACCTGCTAACTCTTGCGAGTAAGTGGCTATGTTCTGTTTGTATAGATTCTGACCATGCCTTTGAGGAGCACCAACAATATATGCCTCAATTCTTTGGTCATCACTTATAGCGTAACTAGCACCCATATAATAAGCCCAAGCATCCGTCCAAGTCGCGTCGATGAGACCATCACCAGTCTTACGAACTAAAGTTCCACTAAGAGCTAGTTTGTCACCCATCATCAAACCTGTATTTAAATTAAGCGTAGTTTTTAGAAAACCAGCCTCACCAAACTCTTGCTTATATAAACCACCTTTTTCAAAAGCAGTTGGGTCTGTTATTATGTTCATCGTTCCACCAATCGATGGTGTAGCTAGGTTAACGGCTGATAGACCTCTTTGCATCTGAATTGATGCAGTAGCGTCACCAACACCATCCCAATTAGACCAGTATACCCAACCATTTTCCATATCATTTTGAGGTACACCGTTAATCATAACTGCTACGTTTCTTTGGTTGAATCCACGAACGTTGATACGGGCATCACCCGCACCTCCACCTTGCTGTGTTGCGTATACCGATGGTGTAGTATTGAGAACCATAGGAATATCTTGAGAGCCAAGACGTACTTCCATATCCTCTTTTGTTACCATTGAATATGCCACAGGTGTTTTTTCATCAGCACGGGAAGCCAAAACTTCAACGTCTGATAATTCAATCACATTTAATGGTAAAATAAATGCTGCCATCAAATCGGTATCGGCTTCATTAACTTTGACTATTAGTGATTGAGGTTCATACCCAATGACTGTGGCTGTAATTGTGTAGTCTCCGGCACCTAAATCTAAGATAAATGTTCCTGTTTCATCAGTAACAGTACCTAAATCGGTTCCAACTACAACAATATTAGCATTAGCTAAAGGGTCTCCTGCTTCTGATGTAACTGTTCCTGTTACCGATTGTGCAAACAACATCATCGGTGTTAGTAGAGTCATCATCATAGCAATTAGATTACGACTTTTCATATCGAATCTCCTTGTTATTGTTTAGTACGACACATTTTTTCACAGGTGTGTCTACTGCCTGTCCGCTTTTTGTATGTGAAATTTTAGTTTGCGTATTCTTGGTCATCATTATCACCAGTTAAAGAGGGAACTTCACAACTATCGTTATTACAGAACTTATCAATTTCAGCTTCTTCATTTTTGATAACTCCAAATGATAGTTTACTAAGTTTACTAACTTGCTTTTTATATTCATTTTCATCTATAGACTCATATGGCATTTGTTTGTAAGCACCATAATCGTGTCGTGGTAATAGTGAAATACCTTTTAAATGGTATTGAAAATAATTCAATACATGCGATATTTCATCCCCCTCTGTTTCTGGATTAAATGTAACTGTGCAACTAACCTGATTATCAGCCCAATGTCTTTGCATAAAAGCTGCTAAAGAGAATTGTTCCCATATTGATAACTCTGATGCGGTTCTTATCCCCTCACCAACATCAACAGGAACTTCAACAACCGAAGTCGTATCCTCTGAACCAAAGGCTGGTTCTATCTTATAACCTGCTTTTTTCATAGGTTCAATTAACTCTGAATGTTTTGACAACCTAATTCTTCTAATATAAAATCTACTCTCAGGATAATGTAAGCCTGGTGTAGCACCTGCTAATAAAGATACCGTACCGCTTGGTTTAACTGAGGTAGTTTTGATTGAACGTGGGACTGCGAACCAATCTGAATATTTTGTGTCCCATTCTTTTATGACATCATAACCATCTTCCAACCAATCTTTTAATTCACCCAAACCATTTTTTGTAATAAATTGTGCGACTCCGCTCACACTACAACCAATTCTTCTGTTTCTCAACATAACCCTATTTGTGTCAGCCCAATGAGTTCCACCCAATGTGACTGTTTTTGCATAAAGATATGCGTATTTTAATGTTCTAGCATAGTCCTCAAATGAATCGTGATTGCTAGGAAATGTCTCAACCAAACAACATAATTCATATGACTCTAAGGTTTGCTCTAAACACGGATTACCACCCATAGCTCTATGGTCTTTATTATCACCACCATTTTTCATACGAGAATAATGTCTCATATTATCTAACCAAGCAAAACCTGGCTCACCATTATCTATTATTCTTTTTGCAGCTTCTGTGTAATCCATTCCTAACTCTGCGAAAATACTATTATTGGATGTCCAACCATAAGTTTCTCTATCAGGATTTACTTTGTAGTTTTTTAAATCTAAATACTCTTCATTATGTGGGTCACCAAAAACAATCTCTGCTGTTCTTCTTACATTACCAGCCACAACACATTTACCGATTAGATTCATAATATCTACGATTGTTGTGATTGTGATTGGTTCTCCGCTATTATCCTCTAATACTTTTCTAATACTATTGTGTACTTCTTTTAGTGGTTCAGGACCTGAACTTACTCCTCCAAAACCTTTGATTGGTTCTCCTTCATCTCGTATCTTAGTATAGTCAAACTCTACGTGAGCAGTTCCGTGAAAGTAACTTTCTAAAAGTAAACGAAGTGATTCTACCCAACCCTCACGAGTATCGGGTATTTCATATACCTCTTCATTTCTATCTTTGTTAACACCTTTTATTATAATCTCACCAGCACCTTTGGTATCAAATCCAACTCCAACACCTAACATAGATGCGTCCATTAAGAAACAAAATGGTTTTGAATAATCTTCTTTGAGTGTTTTAGTTGATACGAATGCACAATTATTAAGTGCCGCGTATAAATTCTTTTCTTCTGTGATTGGTGTACCCATAGCCCATAAACCACGACCTGGTGGTAAGAACTTCATATTAAAAATTCTTTCATACATCTCTTGCGCCGACCTTTGTGCTTGCCATGCATTCCAACCTAATGATAATGATTCAATATGTTCTTTTTGCATTGAGTATGTTCCCTCTACAACCCTCTGAACTGTTTCCCACCATCTTTCATTTTTACCATTCTCTTTTATACGAGAATATGTTCTCATATAAACCAATTCACCTAATCCGTTAAAACCAAATGGTGCCTTCTTTCTCTTAAATTTATTAAGAAAATTATCAGATAACTTAAATTTTTCCATTTAAAACTTTCTCCTAACCGAAGTATATATTGTTTTGTTTTCGATATAAAAAACTCATAACTAAATATAATATATACTCTACTTTATTCAAAACCATCTACAGATTTATTCATATCATTGTATTTGTTTGATAATGTTTTACGCAAATACTCTTCAGAATTATCCATTTTAGATTGTTGTTCCTTGCCACTTTTTGAAGTTGATTCATGCACTTCAATTTTACCTATGTTTGTATTCATCATAGCTGGATATGTAATCCCATCTATTCCGAATCTATTTTTTATCACGTGAAATCTGCCTGTATTTGATATTTTGTCCTCAACTTTTCTACTCAAAGAAACTACAAAATCAGCTATCATAACTTTTGCATAACTCTCCGCAACTTTACTCGCGTCTATAATTTCCTCCTCTAATGAAGAACGATTAGCTTGTGATGCAGTCCATACTGGCGTATCAAACTCACCTGCTAAACCCCTCAAATCTTCGTATATTGATTCTAATATATGTCTTTTTTCTCTACCTGTACCGATTAATAAATCTGCATAATCAACAAGCATCAAATCAGGTTTCATATCCTGCAATTCTAATTGTTTTAGATGAGCGGATAAAGTTTGAACTGTGATTGATTTTGTAGGATAGTATTTGATTATCAACCTACCATCTAATTCACTAATTTTCTTTTGTACATCTTCTTTATAATATTTTATGTTAGCAGTTGTAACTCCACTAAATATAGAATCATATCTTAGACCAACATAGTTTTCGTTCAACTCTAATGTATAGTGAACCACAGATAACCCTCTTTTGACGGAAGCTGCTCCAATTGCCTGTAAACACCACGATTTACCAATACCAGCGGGCGCCACCATAACACCTAACTCACCACCACCTAATCCACCATCCATAATTTCATCAATAACATTCCATCCAGTTTTGACCGTGCTTCTGCTTGACTTAGTTAATCTCTCCTCTATTCCTACTATATAGTCATGCCCAATATCTTTAGCCGCACCAGCTTTCATAGCTTCATCTATGATTGCTTTTATGTCGTCATATTGACCATTTTGAAGTAAATCAACGGATTGTACGATAGCATTTTTAAGTGTTTGATTTTTACAAAAATCTAAAGTTTTTTCCTCAACAAATTTTAAATCAGATGCCTCTCTGATATTCCAAGCATCTTTTAGTTTTGTAATTACAGAAGTTTTCAAAACATCGTTGTCTTCATCATCTATTTTTATTTTAATAGCCTCTAAGGTTGGCGCTGTTTTGTATTCTAAAAAATATCCAATGATAGTTCCAACTAACCATTTATTAGCATCTGAATCAAAATATTTTGATTTAAGAATATCAGAAATTGTTTGTAAGAAAGATTTATTAGTTAATAATAAAGCTATAACCTTTGATTGAAACGAATTACCAAATTTAGTAAAAGTTGTTTCATTCTCCATATAACCTTTTTCTCCTTTCCAATTCTAATTGTTGTTTTCTTCTTTTGTCATATCTATTACGAGCTTTCTTTTTGATGGCCTCTTTGTTTCTCTCATAATGTTCTGACTGCCACTTTTTTTGTGCCTGTTTCTTTTCTTCTTCTGTAAAATATTTACGTTTTCTTCCCATAACTCTTTTCAGCCATATTATTTAATCTGTTAAAAGTTGTCGCTAACCAACTGTTTAGATTAGGTAGAGCTGCATACAATTTATCCTCTAAAAACATTTTTTGAAAATCTACCTTTATTAATCTTTGAATAGGATTATTTACCAAATTTCTAATTTTCATTTTTGCATTTCCTGAGATATCTACATTGGATAATTGCATTAGTTTGTAATTTAATTCTATAACCTCTTTTGCATTTGGTAATTCTTTTATAACCTCACCTATATTAACTATACGATTTTCATTTAAAAATGGAAACTTTTTTTGAATAGTTTTTAAACCTAAACCTTTGACGCCAGGAATATTATCAGATTTGTCTCCATCCAAAACTCTATACCAAATGTAATTCTTAGAATCTATTCCATACTCCTCTAAAATATCATTTGGTTTGTATAGTTTTTTTCTTACAGGTGACCAAACACTAACCCTATCATCAACAAGTTGTAAAAAATCTTTGTCGGTTGACATTATTACAATATTACTATCTGTAAGACATTGTTCAGATATATAAGCTATGCTATCATCAGCCTCAATATTATCAATAGAAACTATTGTCATTGGTAAACAATTGAGATACTCAACCGAACGTGATAACTGCATAATCATATTTTGTCTTTCATCCTCAACCGATGAAAAATCATTTGAACGATTTAATCTGTACTTAGTTCTTTTTTTATTTTTATATTCTGAATAAATCTTACGGCGGCGGTTAGACCCACCTTTACCATCAAATACCATAATGGTTCTAGTGGGTCTAATCATACTAATTGCATAACCTACTGATTTAAGAAAACCAACTATTCCACCAACGTGAATACCATCATCGTTAGTAGTTGGTATAACACTAAACACTCTAATAAAAGTATTTAGTCCATCTATTATCAATACTTTGTCATTTGGCTGTCCGCCATCTATCTTACCACCACTCTCTTTGATTTGGTTTAAAATAGAAAGATATCTATTTTTAGCCATCTGTTATTTCTTCTGTGACAACATCATCGATACCGAATGCATCGTCATATTTCAAAATAACTTTTTCACAAATTAGTTCGTAACAATGAGACTTAAATTCTAAATCCTCTAAAAGGGTTGACCAATCTTTAGATTGAAATTTAAGTTCTTTACCTTTATGGTCATTCATTGTATACCACGAACCACCTTGCTTTAAGAGCTTATGGTCTTTTAAGACTTGCAACCAACTACCATCATTATCAATACCTGTTTCAAAGTAAAGATTAAAATCAGAATGTCTCATTGGTGGGCCAAGTCTGTTTTTGATTACTTGTGCCCTAATCTTCATACCAATGGTATTCTTTTTAGTATCTTTTATTTGACCTGTATTTTTCAACCTTATACGAGTTGAAGAATGAAATGGTAGTGCTTTACCACCTGATGTTGTCCACGGGTCACCGAACATAACACCAAGCTTTTGTCTCAACTGATTAGTAAATACTAAGGCTATCCTTTCTCTACCAATCATTTGAGTTATTTTTCTCATAGCTTTTGAAACGATGATTGCTTTAGAAGTAGCCCAACCATCTTTTTCAAAGTCAGCTTCCATCTCAACATTAGTTGAGGCTGCCGCCAAACTATCGACTAAAATTGTAACTAACCTATCCTTATCGGATTCTCTTACCTTAGCAACAATTTCCTCAATGGCTTGGAAGATATCTTCTACGGTCTCTAAGTGTAGATATAACATATTTTCTACATCTAAACCTATTACCGTTAAGAACTCTCTACTAACTGCGGTTTCTGTATCAATATAAATTGCTACTCCACCTTTCTTTTGAGTTTCAGCGAGAATGTGTGCGCCAAGTAATGATTTACCACTTGACTCTAACCCGTTTATTTCTGTGATTCTACCAACTGCTATACCACCATCCTTTTTATTGGATATGGCTAAATCTAACATAGTTGAACCTGTTGATACAAAATCCTTTATATCTGTTGGAGTGGTATCACTACCATCCAAAAAATATGCGACTTTCATATCTTTAAATTTACTATTTAGATTTTTAGCTAGCGTGGTAGCCAATTCATCTCTAACCGACATATTATGTCTCCTTAACTATTAAATAGTTCATCAAAAGCTTCACCCGCGTCTGCTGCTGTAGATTGGGGTTGAGCGTTTGTAGTGTTAGATGAATTAGTCTCCTGTGAGGTTTCACTTTCAGAATCTTCTGATGGGTTTAACCAATTATTTAGTACATCGGTTAACTCTTCATAAGACAACTCGTTATAAATCTCACGAATGTCTTTTTGTGATTCTGTGATTGTCTCTAATAAATTAGAATCATCAGTAATTGGTGTTTGATTTGGTTTTACACGAATCGATGTTGATGGAAAAGATGCGCCAGTTTCTTCAGCTGTTTTGAATTCAACCGTTACATCACGACCATTCATAGAATCTGTGATATCACCATAATCTGGATCAGCGATTATTGAAAGAAGTTCTTGATAAACTGTCTTTCCAAATCCCCAAAATTTCACACCCTCATTTTCTTCACCACGAACGACGACAGGTGCAAAGGTTCTCATCTTAGCTTCGATTTTCTTAGCTAATCGATAATCTTCTTTATTACCGCTTGTCTTAAGTTTCTGAGCAAACTCTTCAATAGGGTCTGGTCTTCCAAAAGACATTGGTGATAAATAAGATTTTCCACCTAAGTCATAGTGAAAAAACAATTCGATGAATGGGGAATCTGTGTTGTGCTTGTATGGAACAATACGAATTTGAGATTTGCCTGGTTGAGGCTTCCACAAGTTTGAAGTTCTATTATTTGTGGCTTGTAACTGAGTTAATCTCTTTTTGATTGCATTAATATCCATTTGATAATCTCCTTATTTGATTAATTGTTAATTGATTAATTTTCATTCAGTAATATATATAACCTTATTTCGCAAAATACAATTTTATTTTTAGACATTACCTATATTTTTCTCCCATTTGGTTACATCTATTATTTTAAAAATTTTTGTTGGTACAACATTCAGTCCGCTTTCATTTGTTAACAATAATTTGTTTTGATAATTTTCCCACGGAACTGGATATGATTTATCTAGCTTACCATTATTTAAAGAGCGAATCGTTTCATTCAACGCATTAATGGTGTATAGTGTATTGGTCTGTTTTTTTCTGTGTAGAGAAATAGTGTCCTGTATTCCCTCTACATAATTTTCATCATACTCAACATTATATGTGCATAATAGTTGGTTGTTGTCATCTTCATTTTGAAATACATAAATCTTATCATATAAAACATTATTACATTCTATTATGATATCAACAACTCTATCTAAATTTTGAGTTGTTACAAATGTGCATAATAATTGCGTCTTCATTAAACTTCCTCTACCTTACCTGTTTCAACATTAATAGCTTGACCATCATCTGTTAATTCAGTTGGTGCAGGTTCACCATCACCAGTGAATGATACCTGACCCCCACCGCCAGTCCTACCGGCAGTTCTTTTTGTTCTAAATGTTATTGAGTAATCATTCGGATTTTGATTTCCCTTTGACGTTTCAAATCTTGGTTCACCATCTTCATCGTAAAATTGTTTATTGTGTTCTAAATCATTTAGTGATTCATTTGTTCTAATATTATTTGCAATCTCAATAGCTGACATTAACGCTTCTGGTTTGACCCCACCTTTTTGTACTAAATTTTTAGCATTGTTTTCACCGATTAGAGAGCCAGCCTGTTCTAATGATACTACTTTGCCGAGTCTTTGCTTAAATTCGCTTTCAATAGATGAGACCATCTTACCAAATTCTTTCCAATATTGACTTTTATCAGGAAAATCTTTTTCGGAGAGTTCTTTTTTAATTTTATCAATCTCATCCATATAATCTGCTGTTATATTAGATATTTCATCCAATTCTTCTTCTGAAAATGTATCACCTAAATCCACCTCTTTTAACGTTTCCTTTATAAAGTTTTTTGTTTTTTCTTTAGTTTTTTCTTTGTTTTCACCTTTAATCAAATCATCATTAATAACTAACGTATAACCCTCTTCACCAAGATATTGTCCTTGATTATTTCTTTTGGATTCTTTTTGATGTAACTCAGCTATTGTTTTATAATTTGCAGGACAACCATATATTCTACCAGCTTTACCAAACTTACAACTTATTAAAGATACTCTTTCGGTGGTTCCACCTTTTATCTTATCTCCGGCTGGAAAATTACCAGCGGATGGTAAGTAGACCTCTTCACCGTTTGCAAGCTCTTGTTCATATAGATTGTTTTCAGCAAGTTGTTTCATGATTGAGTTTGCTATGTCACCATCAGCTTTATGTAAATCAACCATCAAATCATTGTAACTATCAGCTATAGCTTTTTGTGCTTGCTCACTTGGGATTTCTATATTTTTTAGTACATTTTGTAATCTTTTCTGATGTTCATCCAAACCTTTTAGAACTCCTTTATCAACTTTACCCTCATCAATCATTTTTTTGGTATGATTTATAGTATTTTGTAGAGCAGGATTGTTAATACTTTGGGTTAAATAATCTTTTGAGTGTTCGCTACTTGGCATTTTTATTTTTCCATCCTCATCCTTTACGCCAAACATACCATGCAAACCTCCTCTGACTTTTTGTAATATTGGATGTTTGGAAAAATAATCAGCCACTCTTTTGTCATCTTTAGGTTTGACTATATTTTCGTTACCTAAATCAGGTTTAGCAGCGGTGGAGAAACCTGTTTTGATACCACTAGCATCAAAAGTTTTAAGACCACCTAATACATCCTTAACTTTATTGACAAGATTTTTTGCTTTTTCAGTTCCTTGACTGCCAGATATTATTTTTCTATTACCACCCAACTTATTGAAATAAGCTTTCTTACCATTTGCATTAGTAGAAAATCCTAAGTTATCGACTAACCATTGTGCGGCTTCTTTTTTCTGCTCGTCTGTTGAATTATTATCATACAACACACTAATTTTTTCTTGCCCATCTTTTACTAATTGTTTTTCATTGTCACTTAAACTATCAAGTCTATCGTTTATTTTTTTTTCAAAATCATCTATAATTTTCTTATCATCATCACTTATTTCTTTTTCGTCAGATTTTTTATCGGTATCTATTGGTTCACCTGCTCTAGCTTTTTCTAACTCATCTTCAGACGCATCTTTTTTTATCAAATCTTGTGTATTTGGATTGTGTGTTTGCACTGTATAGATATTACCACTATCTTTATTTTTTACAATATCGTCCTCATTTAGGGAATCAACATATGTGTGCACGAAT